GGCCGTGCACCGCCCTGTCGTCCCTGCCCCGTGGAGCGTGGTCGTGGAGTGCGAGGCTCCGCGGCAGTTGTTGCGCACTTGGAGCAGGCTGAGGACGAGCACCAAGTGCATGTTGAATGCGAAGACACGGGTAGGCATGCTGCTGCGCCGTCTGGTGGTGCAGTGGGGACTTCCCATGAGCTTTTATTCGTGCGACACCGACATGCTGGACCCCGTCGGAAACTACGCGCGCGTGCAGCTCAAGATTGGCCTTCCGTCGCACGAGCGTCTGGTCATTGTCAACGATTACACGGAACCCGAGTTGCGCGGACGCACGCGGCGCACCCACATCGCCGCAACGTCGGCGTACAGCAGTTATTTGATGCCCGTGCCGCAGTGGGTTTTTAAATTGCCGTACGGGACCCATATCCTTCATTTGGAAGGAGCCCTGCCGACCACCAACCAGTTGCATTTGTTGCGCGAAGACGCGGAAGTTGTAGAGTTTGATTTGTTGCCTGAGATAGTGACCGACGACGAGTAGCTTTTAAAAAAAAATAACGTTAGACAAAAAATGATACTTTGGGTCATTCTTGGACTGGCCATTCTATTGGTGTGGGGCCGTGTTCAAGAAGGGCTGGCCATGCCTGGCGTAGACGCGAAGCCCGACGCCACTGAAGAGGCGACGGAGGACACAGAAGCCAAGCCTGAAGAAAATGCGGATCCCGTCGCGCATGACCCGAAAGATTTAGAACCCAGTCCTGAAAACAGCTTGCCCTGCACGGAATACGTTGAAAAGAAAAAAAAAGAGCAGGCCAATGTAGACTATTATTATTGCCGAGGGTTCAATAACGTTACCTGTGGGGATGTAAGCGGGCGCGGTGATCGTATTTCAGCATGCCCTGGAGGGTACGACTTGAAATCGCTGTTGGACGCTTGAAAAAAAAAAGGGTTTTTGAGTATATGCTGCTGTGGGTCATGCTTGCCCTTGTGCTTTTGTTGATACTTAACGTTCGCGAAGGGGTGGAAAATGAGACCCTAGGTGCAAAGGACGCGGAGCCTGCACCGACCAACAGTAAGCCGTGTAAGGATTTTGAAAAAGAAATGAAATCCAACTTCAAAGACGTAGACATCTCCTACTGTCGCGGATTCTACAATAAAACGTGCGGTATGATCGACACCACTCGTGTAGATAAGCCGTGCCCTGTAGGATACGCGCAAAAATCAACACTGGCATTTCAGCGCGCCGATGAGATGAAGCCAAGTCCACTTGGCGGTCTAATGCAAAAAAAACCAGAAAAAGACGAAAACGGTGAGGTGAAGAAGGAGGTCAAGCCTGACGCAGAGCCCAAACCGAATCACGGCATGCCGTGCACAAAATTTGAGGCCGACGTCAAAGCTAGTAATTTTAAGAACTACGACTACAAGTATTGTCGTGGGTTCAACAATGAAATCTGTGGATATGCCGACGCGAAAAACCCTGACAGGCTCTGCCCTGCAGGATACGAACCGAAATCGATTCAGGAGTTTATACGAAAGGAAGATCCGACGAAGAGTGGGATAACCGCTTAGCGGCGTCGGCGACGCGTGCCGCCGCGTCCTGCGGCTACGCGATTCAAGTGCTTTTGGGTTGCGGCCAACTGGCGATTTTGTACGGCATTGGTTACGGGCGGGGCTTTGTGTGCTCCGTGAATGAGCTCCGCAATCTCGTTTCTCTGCTTCTTTTCCTGCTCGTGCTGAATGGCTCCTTGGCGGTCTTGCGTCAACTTTGCAACCGCTTTCTCAAGCTGCTGAATGTACAATTCCAACTTTTCGGCATGCACCCGTGGTTCTGCAGGCACTAAACTGGCTTGCTTAAAGTAGGCGAGAGTCTTCTGCACCTGGTCGTAAAAATAATTGTGCGGAGGCGGCACGTATCGCTTAGGAAGCGCCCACTGCACCACCATGTCTTTTTGAGGATCCACGCGGATCGAGCAGATCACTTCAGGCCAGTCCTTTTTAAATTTTTGAATGGCGGGTGCAAGCACAGGACAAACGTCGCGTACGGTACGACAATATTGGCCAACACACTCGGGCGGTTGTTTGTATTTGGCAACTTGGTCTCTAAGATATTGAGTTTTGAAATTTTTAAAACATGACTCGGACACAGGGGACCCTTCAGTGTGATGCGAAAAAAACGTTTGCGGTTCTTGCATGTAAAGAAGCGCAATGTGGTAAAGCCGCAAATCCATGCGATCGCATGGGTGGAACAAATCGCCATAAGAATCTGTAAACCTGTACCCATAGTTTTCAAATTCGGCAACGGGGACTCCGTACGCTGTGCTTAAGTCATCGCGTACTTTTTCTGAACCTGGAAAACATGCCCTGCCGTAATCAATAATTTTCGCGGCGTACGAACATTTGAAGGTTATTCCGTTTTTGTACGTGTACTGAAAGCATTTGCCCGTCGGCGCAGGTGTGAGAAGCACGTTGGAGGCATGCAAATCGTTGTGCGTGAACCCAGGCAAATTCATTAATACGTAATACACTTGATACAACGCGCATTTGATTTCATACTTGAGGACATCTTGTTCTGCCGTATCCAAAATTTGGTCGGGATTGCCCGCCATTCTATACTGTTGAATTAACGCCTTCAAAGGAATAGCCTTATGGATATGCTGGACCGCAAGACATACATTTTCATAATTTAATACTGAATCTTGAAGGGTGGCATCTTCCAACGTTTCTAAGGCGGTCTTCACAAATTTCATGTTGTCAAGTTGTCGCATGTAGGTACGATAATCAGGTCTGGTCGAGCCGTACGTTTTGGGATACATGTACGCCCCGTACGTTTTGCAGAATGCAGGGTACCGTTTGAGCAATGAGTTTACGTAGATGCCCGCGCAATATTCATAGTATAAGCTGTCAGGCGCATAACCATCACGTCTATGACCCGCGTTGGATTTTAAAATAACATAGCTGGAGTACGTGAACCCTGGCTGGAGTGTATGGCGCAGCTCGATTTCGCGGATGAACCCGTTGGCGCTCACTTCTCCAATGGCCTTTACAGCAACTACTTTGGACGTGTCGCGCAAATCAAAGTTGTTGAAAAGCGCGGCAAAATTCTCTTCCTCGTGACCGAACGGAACGCATTCTCCCGATACGGGGCACACTTCGCGCAAATGAAAATACGCTTGGTCGGTAACCTCGCGTCGGTCTCCGTCCTGTTTCTTAGCTAAAAACGACTCGCGCAGTTGGTTGTAGCGCTTGACGTCGTCCGACGAAAACGCCCTGTTTTTTTTGGTTTTTAAAAACGTCACGTTGTCGGTCGTGTACAGTTCTTTGACGCCTCGTGTAGTTTCCTGGCATTGGCGCTCGTTCGCAAAGCACCGATCCATGACCCACTGGACTTCGTCTTTGTTGGGCTGCGTCACGGTGAATCGTTTGAAGAAATCCATGCTTAACAGCGAGAAAGTTTATTCAATGCAGTGCCAGTGCGCGGGAAACAGGTCGCGCGTGTCAATGCCGCCCAGCCACGTCTTGGGGTAGCACACCATCTCGGAGTCGGCCAAATAGGCGCCCCACCAGCTGAACGTGCTGTTCGCAATCACGTGCGAGCGGCAGCTCCGCATGAGAGCCAAATGCTCGACGTCGCTCAGCGTCGGGTCGGCACGTTCAAACGGGACGGGGAAGTCCTCCTGCAGAGCCGCCACCATCGGCTTCACCTCCTCCCAATCTTGGTCTTCGCAAAAGAAAAGCACGCGAGTGGGTCGCACGTGGGCGAGCGCCGCGCGGTAGTACGCTTCCGTCAGCAGCGGGTGAAGTGCAGGCCACCGCTTGTAATCGCCTCGGCGAAAGTGGACACTGGTGGCGTTGCTCAACGGGTACGTCGGCAGGCGCAGGTAGGACCGCACGTCGACGTCGGCAAAGTACAGGTAGCTTTGAAAGTAACCGTCGAGGACCACGTCGGTACCTGCCAGCGGCGAGAAGCGGAACCCTGTCTCGCCCAGGACGCGGAGCTGAGGGAGCTGCGGCACGCAGGTGAGGGCCGAAAAGACCGAGTTCCAGTAGGCAGGACGGTCCCCGTAGCACGCGCTCCTTTCAAACACCGCGCTCTGCCCCGTGCGTGCCGCCAGCGCAAGCGCGGCGCAAACAATGAAAAGCTGGTTGCCCAGACCTCCACGGAGACGCGCGGAAATCATTTCGGTTGGGTTGCACGAAAGGGTTTAAATGAGATTTTTGAGTTCAAACAAATCCTGCTCCATACTCTTTCATGACAGACTCGTGCCCCATCTGCATGGACGCGCTCGACTCTCCCTTTACCATGCTGGAATGCGGCAGGACACTCCATCCGCCAACCGCAGTGAGCCACAAGTTTCACATGAAATGTCTCAACGACTGGCAAGCAACTCAAGCAAAGAACAACTGCCCCACCTGTCGGCGGGTCTTGCCCGTGGAAGAAGTGTCCCCAAAACAAAAATGCGTACTGTGCACGCCTGGATTGAAGGAGCGGTGTCGCCTCTTCGTGTTTTATTTTGCGTATACGGTCTTTGTCCTTGCGTTTTTCGCTTGCCTCTACGGCGTTATATGGAATTTTTAAATCGGTACTTTCGCTGCCACAACATTTTGTAGATGGAGCAATGCCCCATTTGTTTAGACGACCTGACAAGTTCGCGCCTTACGCGTCTGGAGTGCGGAACCACGCTTGATCCCCCCAGCACTTCGGGTCACTCGTTTCACGCAAAATGCCTCAACGAGTGGCGTCACGCAGACCCCAGGCGAACAAAAACCTGTCCCGTCTGCCGCCGCCCTCTGGGAGCCGAAGAGTTTCCGCAAGAATTAGTGGCGCAAAACGCCGACGTTGTGTTTCTTGACCTCAATGCCAAACGCATCGCCTGCTTCGCCGTGTTTATAATCAGCTTTTTTCTACTTTCAAGTGTAGGCTTTTGGGTCAACTTTCGCAAATAACAATTCCTAGAAAATTCCTAGAAAATTCCTAGAAAATTCCTAGAAAATTCCTAGAAAATTCCTAGAAAATTCCTAGAAAATTCCTAGGAATTGTTTGTTTTTTTCAACTTTTTTTATTTGATACAACTTCAAATTCCTTTTCTGTAAAAAGACAAGCCCTCAAATGAGTTCTACAGATGCCTGCCTGATTTGTTTGGAACCCCTCGGCGAAGTTGAAGATTATACCGACTCTTCCCACATCGATCTAGCGTGCGGCAAACATCAAGTCCCTCCCAACGGAGTGTTTCATTCGTTTCATCGATCCTGCATGGTGGGGTGGCGCGAACACGCCGAAGACGAGGAAACATGCCCAACCTGTCGCCGCCCCTTGTGCGACTGGGAATTCCTGACACTCAAACAGGCGATCACGAACCACATGTGGGACAAGATGCAGCGGGACTCTGTTCGTTTCCAACCGATCGACGCCCATGTGTTGAACGGTCTGGACGCAATTATGACTCAGATTGCCAAAGTCTTAAACACCGACGACAACTGCAGCAGCGCGCTCTCCACTTACGGCGCCATTGCCCTGAAAATTATGCTTGAGTCAGGCCCTCCCGACGCTACGTTCATGCATTCGGTAGAATCCTCATTTCGCCGCTTGTTTGACCCCGACCACGCGTACGATCTCGCCTTTGAATTGATGCGCTCCGATCTCATTGAACGAATGCTCGTTACCGCGCGCATTGAAATTGCCTCTTTCCTTGCTACCCCTCCTGCCTTTCAAGTGGCGTCCGTGTAAGCGACGGGGTTCGAACCCGCGAAGTGCTGCCACAGTAGATCTTAAGTCTACCCCCTTTGACCGCTCGGGCACGCTTACTTAGTTTGGTAGTTCCGATCTAGTCTTTAAGTACCTAGGCTCTTAGCGTTGTAGCGCCTAATAGCCGAATAGCCGAATAGCGACTAAGTCTTAGCTACGACGAAACCACTTGACAGCCCGCGTCTCGCACTCGCACCCCGCGTACGGCACATAGCCTCGCGGCAGTTTGGCCACCAACGGGAGCGCATACTCAGGCTTCCAGAGCATCGCCTGCAGAGTCGCCCCCGCTAGTGCGTAAGACCCGTTTGGCGCCACGAATTTGGCATACAGCATTCGCGCACGCTTGCTTCCTAAAAACGCTAGAAGTCCGCGCAACGCCCACAGAATCGAGCGCTTGACTTCGTACTCGTAAAACAGAAACCCTGGGTGCCCCAGCGCTGGGCGGGGCAGTCGATGACGGTAGGAAAGGTTGCAGTGGAGATGGCGCACCACGCGGCAATCCACGTGCATCATGCTTTCCACCTCTTTGAAGTGTCGCTTGCTTCTACTCCGCGTCTCGAGCACCACCCACGGCGCCACACTTTTTACGGCGGCAGGCGGCATGCGCCCGCTGCCCTGGGGCGTTTCCCTGAATTGATCGGGCCATCGCTTGAAGAAAAACTCTTTTTCTTTGGGCGTAAACCCTCGCAAATGAAACCCTGGGACCGACCACAGCGGCGCGAGAGCGTCATCTCCAAATTTGGACAAAAAGGTAATGGCGACCCGCCTCAACTCCTCGGTCAAGCAGCTCGGTTTCAGGCTTAGAATGGCCGCTGTCGCCGTTTTGTTGTAGTGCTGCAGCGGATCCGTGTCGGCGGGCGGCGACGACGTCAGTCGGGCCGCGTACAAATCCCACGCCTGCGTAATGTCGAGCCGACCGACAGGCGGCACAAACGACTCGGGAACGGCACGACGCATGTGAAAGAACCCAAAAAGAAGTTGTGTAGTCTGTGCTTACTTGAAAATACGACGGCAATGAAAAAAGCCATGGAAGATAAAAGAAATGCCGCGATGCGATTGGACCATGAAAACAAACTGGACGCGATGTGGCAGGAACACGCAT